TTTTTCCTCTTCCACTGCTCCCGGCGCACCCAGGCGCGGATGTTATGCCAGGCCTGCGGCCCGAAGAACAGAAGGAAGCCCAGCATACAGAGCAGATAGTTCAGCTTGCCCAGCATCCCCATGCTCAGGAAGCTGAACACCCACAGGGCGGCGGCAAAGATGCCGAAATACTTCACCTTGAGGGGGATGACGAAGAAGAGCAGCACCTGCAGCTCCGGGTAAAGCATGGCAAAGGCCAGCAGGAGGGAGAGGGACAGGCAGTAGGTATCGGCAGAGCCTGTCAGCAGGCAGGCAAGCCACGCGCCTGCCATCCCCAGCAGGACGTAGAGGTTGAAGCGGAAATCGCCCCACTCCCGTTCCAGCGCACTGCCGACGAACCAGGTAAAATAGATGCCCAGCACCACGCTGAGCGGCCCGCCGCCCGAAAAAGGCACCAGCACAAAGGTGAACAGCCGCCAGATCTGCCCGGCGAACAGGGCACTGCGGCTCAGGGAGAGATAAAAGGAAATATACTGGTTGACAAACAGTTCAATGGCGTAGACCAGGATCTGGCCGCCGATGAGGATGTTGATGAGGTTGGGAATGCAGAACCGGCCGTATTTCCGTTCCAGCTTGGTGATCCAGTTCATAGGCAGAAGCCTCCGTTATTCGTAAAATTTTCGTCCCGTTGGCCGGGAACGCTCTCTTTTTTCATTGTACCATAAATATTTCTACTCTGCAACGCTCTGAAACGCCCAAATACTGAACATTTCAGCCCTTTGAAGTTCGGTGAAATCGGGGTTATTAGTAACATAGTAGAAACACGCAAAAAAGGCCCTTCCAGCTTGAACCGGAAGGGCCTTTTCTCATGGTCAGGTTTTGGTGGCGTAGTCAAGGGAAATCCACCCGGCACCGCTTTTCAGTTTGCCCCACTTGGCCGCACCTTTACCGGTACTTTCGGCCACGATGGTATAAATACCGGGCTGGATGTAGCCGGTTGCACCGTAGTTTGTGCCGGGGCCTTTACGGATATTCAGGTTGGTGATCTTCACCCGCACATGGTAAGGGGTCACGGTGGCCCCTGTGGTGCCTCCTGTGGGCTTTTCTGCGGCTGGGGGTGTAACTACTACCCCACCACCATTGGAAGCGCCCTGAAGCCTTCTGTTGACTTCTGCGGCAATCTCCCCGTGTCTGGAATAAAGATATTCCCCCGGACAGGCTTTGTTGGCGAAGTCACGATGAACGGTCATGTTGCATCCGTTCCGATGATTCACACGGTCATTCTTGTTCGTACTCCACACCAACTTCTTGATCCCGTTGCGCTTGCAAATATCCGTTACCAAATCCAACAGGGCCGCATAAGCCTTGGCGGTGACGGCGTAAGGGTGGGTGGTGTCGGAAGCAACTTCAATGGTGATTGCCCGGTTGTCATTGGTGCCGTTGCTGGAACACCAAGAACGATCCTTTTCATCCACGGAAAGGCCAATGGAACCATCCTTACCAACAACATAGTTGGCGGAACATTGCCGGTCTGTGGTGGCGAAATAATCACACCCCTGTTTTGCCGTCCATTGCCCAACGATACAATGAATCGTGATGGTGTCAATGGCATGGTTCCGGGGGCTGGTTTTGTTTTTCGTGATCCGGGTATAGGTTGCAAGGGGGGAATTACTCATTTTCTGTATCTCCTTTCACCTGAAGAATGGCCCTGAACTTGGTGAAGGCTTCTGCGATATACTTACAAGACACCATCAGCACAGCGCCCACAATAACCAAATCAGCAAAAATTTCTGTGTATTCTTCCGGGATTGCCCACCCAAGCTGATCCGCATAAATCGGAAGGGTGGTGATTGCTACACAAAGCAAGGTCAGGCCCACAACGAAGGTGGCAACCTTCAGCCCGGAATTGATCATTTTCTGTCTGTCGAAGGGCTGAAGCAAAACCTTGATGTTGTAGTAAAGGGAAAAAGCAACATTGGACAGGTACGCACACAGGAAGATCAGCATAGCCCACCCAATATTGATCAGATTGTTCAAAACAGCGTTCAGCATGGTTTCAAATCTCCTTTGCATCGTTATAGATTTCCGGGCCGTACAACTTCCGAAGTTTGATCCGGTTTTCGGCTTTGGCTTTGGAATAGTAAAACCCGGTTGCGGTTGCCAATTCAGCAAATATGGCGGGGATCAAATAGGCCAGCGGTTCAAGGTTTTCAGTTTTCCAAACCATGATAAGGGTGAAGGCCGTAACCCCAACGGTTACGGCCCCCACCACATACAGGATCAGCTTGGAAAACTCAATCTTTTGCTTTTTGGTTCGTCTGCTCATTCTTCCGGGGGATCGGTGGACAATTCCAAGAATTTTCTGTGAAGATCGTCCATCACCCCATTCACCCCCAAAGAATGATACTGCTTCCAGCAATTTTCAAAATTATCCCGTGCATAGATTGGGGCATAGCCTTTTTCGGAATACTTATTGAAATCGCTGATCATCTGTGCCCGAAGAAGGGCCTGAATACCGGCCTTCAAAGCCTTGGAATCCTCGGTGTTATGCTTGATTTGGCTCCACAGGTATTTGAATACTGCCAAAATCAAGGCGGGAACACCAATCAAGCACAACACCTGATAAATCGTCATGGCTTTTCCCTCCTATCAGGCCCCGATCAGGGCGGCAATATAGCGCAAATCCTCAACAGGGCCGTTGTAGAAGTCATGATTCCAAATCCAATGATCTTCCTGTTCCGGGCGCTTGTACTTTTGGCAACGGGGATCATCCCAAATCTTCCCCCACCGGGCCTGATACCCGGCATCACGCTTTTCCAGCTTGGGAATGATCCGGTTCAACAGTTCGCCCCGTTCCCGCCCCATGCCATCATCATTCTGTGTGAAGAAGTCATAGGCGTTTTGGCTGGTGGCCGAACACACCGGAAGATCATTCAGGATCAAAAAACCACCCTGACCATTCAGGGTGGTTCCATACGGAATGTTCACTTGTCCGCAAATCGCCTTGAACCTTGCCCGTTTACGGCAAACATAGGTTTTATACTCCATCCGTGCTTTCCTCCCACCCGTACACACCGGGTTCCCACACATTGGAATCCACCGTGGAAATCCAATGCTTTTCCTTATGGCTCACCTTTGCCCCCTTGGAATAAGCGTCATGCGCTCCCACCGGTTGGCTCCATTCGGGCCATTCTTCAGCGGGGTCATTTGTCTTACTCCACAAACTGGAAGCGGCTGTGGGTGTCCAATCCGCTTGGGAAGTGTGGGCCTGAACACACTTGTAAAGGGTGCCTTGGTAGCGGCGAATCTGCCCTACCGTGTAGGCCACAGGGAAAGCCCATTCAGCGAACAGATCAGCGTGTTCAGCCGCCGTGATGGGGTCAATGCTCCCGGCTTCCGCCAAGGTGACAAAGACGATTCCACCGGCTTCTGTGGCTTTGGTGATCTCGGTTCCTGCGTCCGTTTCCTCCAAACTCACGGTTTCCAGTTCGTCCATAGCGGCACGGCCCAACAAATGGTAAGCCACACCCTCAAAAACAATGCCCGAAGCGTCATGCTCCGGGCAAAGGATGTAGCAACCATTTTCGGCTTTTTTGATGTAGTTCAGGTTCTCGGTCAGGCCGATACCGGCCCCGGCTTTGATGATTCTAAACATTGTCCACCTCCGAAAAAGATTGCATGGTAAAGCCGCCGCAACCGCAACAACCGGCCATGATCGTTGAAGTTCCGGTAATAGGCGCTTTGGCACTCCATGTATTGTTCTATGTCAAAGAAGGATCGTTTTCCCTCTTTGAACTCCCTGTGAAACAGCTTCAGTTTTCGCCTTGCCCGTTTCACTCCATCCCGGCTTCCATTCACCTTGATCTTGCCGGTTTCGGTAAGTGTGAACCGGGCTTTGCAGAACCGGAACGGCTTTGTAAGCGGGATCACCTTACACTTGCGCTTGTTCACTCGGATTCCAGCGGCTTCAAAACGCCTTACAATTTCATGGCCCATCAGCTTTGCTTCATCCACCGTGGGAAAGAAAGCATAGTAATCATCCATGTAATGACCGGCGCAATGAACACGGGCCTGACACTTGATCCATTGGTCAATTTTGCTTGGTAACGCCACCATTTCCTGTTGGGAAGGCTCCACGCCCAAAGGCAAGCCCCGGCCCGGTGTCGGGCATGGGGAATATTGAATCACAGTATCAGCCAAGTTTTGAAGTTCAGGATTCAAAATCAATTCCCGGTGCCGCTGATATAACAGGGCATGGGAAGCATTTGGAAAGAACCCTTTCAAATCCAACAGCAACACAGCACCTTCCCGGCCATATCGCCGGTAATGCCATCCAAGCTGTTGTTTGATCCGTTTGAACTGCCAATGAAGGCCCTTTCCCTTTTGGCTTGCCCCGTTGTCATAGATCATGGAAGGTGAATACAACGGGATCAGGACTTCATTGCACAGGGTTTTGTGGATTTGTCGATCCGTAATGTGCGGGGCATCTATCGGGCGGATTTTTCCCCGTTCCCGAAGGGTGAAATGGGAACAGGATTTGGGCTTCCAAGTCTGTTCCAACACCGTTCGCCGCCGTGTTGCCGTACCAGAAAACAGGTGGCCTTCAAAGTTTTGAACACTTTGCTTCCACCGTACCCCGTTACAGCACTTTTTCCCATAGAAGAACATCTTCCGATAGGAAAAAACTTTATTCATTGGCCCAAGGCTATTACACCGGGCCTGTTTCCGTTCCAACCGCTTTGCTTTGCGGCGCTGGAACCTTGCTTCATGCCGTTCTTGGCTTGTCATAATAAAAGTATTCGCCCCTCGTACAAATGCGTTGTAGGGTGCCATCTAAATTGCTTTGTCCTTACACATGAAATGAGTTAAGGCACGATCACCCACCATGCAAGAAGCGTCCGTGTAAGGGCATCAAAGGGCAGTTTTAGGGATTGAAACCCAAGGAAGTACAACTCCTTTTACATCGGTCGTCTTTCACCTGAAAAGCCGTTTGCCTTCTGTTACTACATTTGACCGTGTATATTTGCAAAATCCGGGCCGCACACCAGCACAGTAATTGGCATTGTTATTGTTGTTGTTGCCATCCGTGTTGACATTCTGGAAATTATTGTTGTTGTTGTAATTAGGGGAACGAAGCCACCACCACACCGCCAACAGGCTCATTATCAGTTGCACACCTAATGGGAAATTATTTCTGTTTTGCTGTTACATTTTTGATTGCCCCTTTCAGAAGTTCGTTTTCTTTGTCGATCAGTTCACCCAAGTTTTGGGCCATCTTATCCAGCTTTTCCATTGCATCCTGTGACTTCACCGGGTTCCCCTTGGAAGTGGTAAAGGCCCCTTCCGGGTTCTGGTTCAGAATCAGGTAAACATGGGTCAACCGAACATCCAGCGCCATCAGGGATGCCCGCGCTTCCAGAAGATGGGCCTTCCTCATTTCAATGCGCTGGTTGTCCGAAGGAAAGATACTGTTGGCCTTCTCCGCATGGTCGATGATCTCACCGGCCAGCTTTGCCACCGGCTCCGCAATCAACCGGGAATACCGGGCTGAAAGACGGGTCAGGAAGTTCAGGGTTTCAACATAAATCTGATTGGCCGTGTTGATGAACTCGGCCTTGCTTGTGGTTCTCTTTTGCTTCAGGACAGACATTTTCAGTTATACCCCTTTGGGTGAATTATCGACATTGATCGTTCCTTCCGCCTTTTCCACTTCTTCCAAGTGTTTCAGAAGAACAAATTCAATGTAATTGGTAATGGATCGGTGTTCACGGGTTGCAAGCGCCCCGATCTTGTCAAAGACTTCATCCGATAGGCGCAAGGTGAAAACACGCTTGTTTGTTGCCATACAATACCCCCTTCAAACAGGCTTATGGATATTGTATGGCTGATTTTGTCCGGTGTATGCACTCAAAAAACAGTCAAATGATAGCACTTTGCCGGAAAACCCCCATTTTCAAAAAATCGTCGGGCGGCTTACGCCGCCATTATTATTTTTATTTGGGGTTCCCTCCCGGAACCGCCGCCTTTCGGCGGCGGGATGGGGGCGGGATCATCCTGCGGGGGATTAGGCGGCAAATCCGGGCCGCACACCAGCACAGAAATAGGCAGTGCCACTGTTGCTGGCGCCATCCGTGTTGACACTCCGGAAATTATTGCCGTTGTTGTAACTAGGGGAACGAAGCCACCACCACACCGCCGTGGACACGGCGGAATGATTATAGGCTACTCTACTATTACCGGCTTTGTAGTAATCGTATTGTGCCTGATAATTCTGTTCATAGCTATTTGCATAGCTTCTTGTTCCGAACACTTCAAATTCAGCAAGCAAGAACAAGTAATCGGTGGTGGCCGTTACATAAGTCTGAACATTGCCGCCACCATTGGCGGTATTATCAGTGTACTTGGTCACGGGTTGCATAACCGCCCTCAAATCGGCGGGAAGCGCCGCCATCAAGCTATTCGCCAACGGGCTTGTGGGGGTGTTACTGTTGCCCAATACAGTTTTTCTCATGTGTGAAGCGTTCCAACCGCCGCTGTTCGTCTGACTGGTATTCATGCGGAAACCATCACCGGTGTTGTTATAATTGCTATCACACAAAGCAACTGCCGTGGAACCGATCTTCCCGATCTGGAAGTGAATCTTGTTCGCACCTTCCTTGGCGGAATTGTGGTTGAAGCCCAAAATAAAGGCGTTCACGGTCAAGTTGCTGAAAGTGTAATTCCTCACGGTGCCATTCAGAACGATGGATTTCACATCACCAACGGCCCAATAGTTGGCCCCCAAACCTGCGGAACTGACTTCCCGGATGGTTGCCCAACTGTTATCGTTCAGAACCTTGGTGGGCAATGTCACTTCAATGGAACAGGTCTTATTGGCCGGGGCCGTGTGGTTGGTGCCAGCGGCCACGCTGACGGTGATTGTAGCGCTTCCTTTGGCTTTGGCGGTAACAGTTACCACCGAACCGGAAACACTCACAGAAGCCACCGTGGGGGCGCTGGAAGTGGCCGTAATCTTACCATCACCCGCCCTTGTCACGGTGATGGTGTCCGTGGTCTTTGCGGCGGTCAGTTTGATGGAAGGCTTATTCAAAGACAAACTACCAGCGGCCTTGGCAATGCTCCAAGCAACCGTTTTGGCCCCGGTGCTTCCATCAGCCCACTTGTAGTTCGTTTTCGGCGTGAAGGTGGCATTATAGGAACCGGCGTTCGTGCCGCTGGTAGTTCCTCCAAGCGTCATTTTCCCGCTGTCATAGTTGCTCCAAGTGGGGCTTTGGGCCGAACCGGTATAAGTAAGGCTGTTGCTCTGCGTGGGGATCGTCATGGTGGCGGCGTTGATCGTCCAAGTCACTTCCTTGGCGGTCTGCGTACCGTCTGCCCACTTATACCGCCCCTTGGGTGTGAAAGTGGCCGTGTAGGTTCCCGCATTGGTGCCGGTAGTCACGCCGCCCAAGGTCAGCGCATCGGGGTTATAAGCGTTCCAAGAAGGACTTTGGGCCTGTCCGTTATAG